AAGACCAGCGGCCGTAGCACCAGCGTAATTAGCAGCTTTTTTCCTGTCATCCATTAAAAAATTCCCTTAAAATTACCGCCCCTATTAGGCATAACAGCACCACCACTCATAAAACCACCCTTTTTATTTTGGCGATCTTTTTTTAATTTTCGCATTTTGTTAATAGCATACCCTGTTGCGCCTGCACCAGCAGCAGCTGTACCATGTGCAATGTAAGGTATGATTTCTTTTGCATAAGGACCGCCTGCTATCATTAAATCCACAAATGTATTTGCTTTTTTAACATTGTCTTTTTTTGGCTTTGGTTTCTTTGGCACTCTTTTTGTCATTGTTTCACTCCCTTAGAATACCCCTTTAAACTTACCGCCTCTATTGGGCATGACAGCACCGCCATTCATAAAATCTTTGCCTCTTGAAGCATATTTTAAAGGACTAGATGTAGGTAAAGCCATCCCTGTGTCAGAATCATATCTTTTTGTACCTAAAGGCTGTTCACGTTTTCTTTCTTTATTTGATATAAACACACCAACTTGTAAGTCTTTTCTAGGTACTCGTTCATATGTTGTTGGGTCAAAAACAGTCACTGAACCTTTTTTTGTAAAAGTTCCAGGTTTAGCACCAACAACTAAACCTAACCTTTTAGCCGCATCAAACATTCTCTTTTGCACTGGAGTCAAATCACCATAATCTGACTTGGTAACTTTTTTAAACTTATCTTTAAATTTAGCTCTGTTTTTTGCGTATTTATCCACTACTTCACTCCTGTGAATCTAGTGCCACGCAAAGCAGCACCACCGCCACGACAAACATTAGAGGCAGCACCACCACGCTTAAAACCAGGAACACCTCTGCCACGCAATATATCCTTCTTTGTTACCTTGCCATCACCTGTTAAATCTGGGAAAGAAGCTCCGCCTTTTTTCATTTTTATAACACCTCCTTTAGCCTTGTAATCAGGCTCTGGTAAGTCTGCAAACTTTTCACGAGCATATTTTTCGGCTTCTTTGTCACTCATGCCCATTTCTAAACCTTCTTCAAATAAGAGCTCTAATATACGTTCATTATATTCATTACTCATTAGAATACTCCTTTAAATTTTGTTCCTGAAACAGCAGCGCCCTTACCTCTAACAACACCACCATCTTTCATGCCTCTGGCTTTTAAATTAAAATAATTCTTTCTTCTACCAGCTCTTTGGGAGGCTATCTCAGTGTCAGGGTCAATAAAAAAGTTTCTCATCATTTGCCTTCTTGCTGGAGAAGTTTCCATCTCTCTAGAAAGAGCTTCAAGTGCTAATAATGAATTTAAAAATGCTGACCTTTTGCTCATTACTTTGTTCCTTTAAACTTGCCACCACGACCAGGCATTACAGCGCCAGTGTTTTTTCTAGTTGGTGAATAACCGCCTGTCTTCTTAGGTCTTAAATCCTTCTGGCGAACACCACCTAAATACGAATCAAGAATAAAACCTCCTAAATCACGATTTACCTCACCACCATCTTCAAACTTAACGGCCTCTTTAGACATTTTAATTAGTTCAGCAACATCTGCATCAGATATAGTTTTGGTAGGGTCAACCATTCGGCCCATCATTTCATTCATCATGCCAGGTTTGGGTCTAGGCTTTGGACCTACTTGCTTTACTTTCTTAGGAGCATTTTTAGGTCTTGGTTTTGGACCTTTCATGTTTTTATCAGCCATCAGTAATATTCCTTCCTGCGATTATAACGCACTAAATCCTCATCTTCATAGTCAGTAGGCGTTATAATAAAACCACCTTGCCTAAAACGTAGTATAGCCTGTGTCATGGAGTCTGCCAAGTCATCATGTTCTCCATTCGGAAATGCAGCACATTCTTCTACCACTTCCTCTGCAAAATTCATGTCTGGGCGCCATACCATGCCACTCTCAAAAACAGGAGCACAGGCATTCATACGAGTAAATTTATCCGCACCACGACTAGGTGTAAATGGTGTAACAGGAACATCCATGCGCCTTAACTCCTGTGTTAATGGCATACCACTAGCTTTTTGCTCTATTAAAACCATATCAGGATCAAACTCATCATAGAGCTCTTTTGCAATTTCTTTTAATTCAGGGAAATCCCATCTTCCACGCTGGGCATCAAGCAAGATAATAGCCTCACCATCACCCTCTACGGGCTCAAATATGCCCCAAGTAGTAATAGCAGAATAATCAGAGCGCTCAGACTTGCTAAACGCAGTATCATACGACTGAATGATATATGAGCACATAGGGGCGCTACTACTATCCCAAACATTCCACCACTCACGTTTTATAATCGCACCTTCTTCAGCAGTAGGATTCTGAAGATATTGTGCATTCCACTTACTTACAGGTATAGAAGCTTTTACAGCCTCTAACTCCTCTTTTGCCCAATATTCAGGCCATAAAACATTATCTGTTTCAGGAAAAATCGCAGGAAACTCAACAATATCCCACTGATCTGCCCCACCCTCTGCCTGTTTTTGCAAAACTTTTGCTGTTAAATCTCGTATACTCCATCTGGTCATCACAATAATAATCGAACCGCCTGGCTGGAGTCGCTGTCTTGGACCTGATGTGTACCACTCGTAAATATTATCCAATGCAGTCGGTGATAACGCATCCTGTTCAGAAACAGGGTCATCAATGATACATAAATCTGCACCACGACCAGCTAATGCACCTCCTACACCAACCGCATAATACTCACCGCCCTTGCTTGTACTCCATCTACCAGACGCTTTAGCATCTATCGCCAGTTTTACGTCAGGAAAAACATCCCTGTATACATCACTATCTATTAAGTTCTTTACTTTACGACCAAAACCCACCGCTAGTTCAGCTGTGTGTGTCGCTTGAATAATTTTTCTGCTAGAATCCTTGCCCATAAGCCATGATGGAAACAAAAAACTAGCAAATTCAGACTTTGTATGTCTGGGCGGCATGTTAATTATCAGACGCTTAATCTCGCCATTTGCCACCTTTTCTAATTTATCAGCATATATTCTATGATGCTTGCCCTCTATAAATGTAGGCCAAACATGCTTTACAAAAGATAAAAAACTATTTTGTTTTTCTTCTCGCTCACTAACTATTGAATAACTTTCAATATATTTCGATAACATCCCACGTTCTTCCTCTGTGAGATAATCTAAATTAATATTGAAAGACTCATTCATATCACGAGCTTAATGCACTCAAAAAGTTAGATGCTGCCGTATTCAAACTGTTGGGAACATTCGTAAAAAACTGACTCATAGGCTGCACAGGCGTTGTCTGACCTAAAGGCATACCTAGTTGAACAGGAGGAGCTGTGCTCGGAACCACTGGAGATGGTGTTGTTACAACAGGTGTTGTTTGAATAACATTCGGAGTAGGCGTGGTAGGAGCCGTAGCCGTTGTTGCAGGCTGAGTAATGGGCGTACATGCACCATTAATCATCACATAGCCTGGAGGGCATGGGTCTGAAGGGCTCTTACTAGACCTCTCAAAAGGACGTATTAAAGTAGCAAAAGGGTCATCTACTGAATAATTCGGGTCTTTTTGACCTCTATAAGTTATTACACCAGAAGGACTTAAAACTAACTCGCCTCCTCTACTGCCAACAGGAACAGTGCCAATACCTGTTTCATTGTCATAACTAAAATTAGGAAGAGAAGCTAACTTCTTAAAATTATCAATTTGACCTTTGTAGAAAAAATCTCCTACCGCCCCAGGCAATCTAGATAGAAAATTAGGCTCTATCGCTTTTAGAACTGTCGTTGCATCTTTATCTTCATCATCTAACTGTTGAATTTCTGTTCTAGTCTCTGTTGGAAATGACCTATTTTGATTGGTATCACCTATATTAGCATCCATACCTTGCAATAATGATATTTGTTCACTTAATGATGTGCCTAAACCTGACTGTCTAGGATCAAGAAAAGTAGCGGCTATACCAGCTCTTGTTAAATCTGGGTCCATTCTTGCGCTATCAACGGGAGCTACACCAATCCCAGTAGCAAGCAAATTTCTTATATTAGAATCTGCCGTCTGATTTGTTCCAAATTCAGCACCAAAATCAGCAGGAACGCTGCCTAAATCAGCTATCTGACTGCTCAAAGAAGAAATTCCTCGTCTTGGCTGAAATCTATTAATAATATCACTAACATTAGAATACCTAGCAGTATCTTCACCGCCTGCTGCGTCAATAGCAAACCTAGTAAGCGCATCTCTGGCAGCAGATTCTTGCTCTGGTGTTATTGGTTGAGTTGTTCTTGTCGGTGTTGGAGTGAGTTTAGGAAAATTTCTTCTTTCATTTGAATCATCCATCTGCCTTGCTTTTTCTCTGCGCTCCAAAGCTTTTTGAATATTGCTTTTTTCTTTAGCAACATTTGCAGGAGTATAACTTATTTCATCTACAGGACGATTTGTAATGCCACCTCTCTGCATAAACTGCACAGGTTGTGCAAATACATCAATATTTTGCATCGGAATAGGAATTTGAGGCATCGGCATCATCGCAGGAACTACAGGTGCCTGCTGATTAGCGGATAAACCTTGCATAAAGTTCTTAAATTGCATCCTTTGGTTAGGATTGCCCTTAAAACTTAACTGTGATGGTGGTGTGGGGGCTGGAGGAGGAACCATACCAGCACCCATCATGTAATTTTGCGCCATAATCGTGCCTCATCTAATTAGATGAAACCAATCATAGGCTATAAATCAAATTTTGACAACAGAAGACCTAATTCTCTGTAAGATTGATTCATTATTTTAATATGACTCTCTTCGTAATCAAAATTATTGTCGTCCAAATACGCTTGTATACCCTTTCTGAGCTTTTTTATACGCTGAATATCAAAATCTGTCAGGGTACCTGAAGGCTCTAGTGTTGATTTATGCTCCTCTTTGTTGGGTTGACCATCATTTATGATACTTGTGATGGAATCTTCCAAATATTTTGATACAGGTGTCTTCCCTGCCTCGTAATATTGCAGCATTCGTAGCGAAATACCCAATCTTGAAGACAATTCCTTCAATGTTAGGTTTGCTTTGCGCCTCGCTTCTCTAACTTCTTTAGCTCCCCATGAGGATTTTAAGGCTTCTTTGTAATTAATTACATCCCCCATTTTGAACCTCCATGCAACCAGCGCTTATAGCAGTAGATAAGAAGCCCTCAAAGTCACTGAAAACAATGCCTTTGCCACTCCAGTTGCACATCGTATGTGAAAAATCCCTCAATTCATCGCCCTCTCTTAAAAATGGGTTGTAATTACGCAGTTTACTCCTAAATTCTGCTTCATTTTCGGCAGAAAACTCGTATTCCTGCCCCATCGTTAGTCTATACACTGTCATTGTGCCCTCCTTTGTGTTTATGTACTATATATAGTATGAAGCATATTTCATAGATTGTCAAGTGTTATTGAATTGTTTGTGTAAAACAGGGCGCATCCTGCGCTGCCCGTCAAGCCCCTAAGTTTAGGGGGGTATATACACCGCCCCCGATCTGCATGGTATTTTTATAATATAAGATAGGGTACCTTAGACAAAAAAATAGGCGGATATAATCCGCCTATCTAAGAAAATATAAGATGCGCTATGATAGCGCATCTATTCTCTCTTGTAAGTATTCGTATAATTCATCATCAATAGCAGAAAACAAACTATCCAATCCTCGTCTATTTTCTGGAATTAATGTAATTCTTGATACACTGTCTATAGTCTCTCTTATTTGGTATCTAGTATGCGTATCACCGTCACCATAACTAGCGCCATTCGCTTGTTGTGAATGAGTTACAATAGCATTATCACCAAATCGTGATCGCATTTCAGATATTCTTGCTCTAACATTTATTGCGCTAGTACCCGTTGCATTCATTAATTCGCTTACACTAGCGCCATTGTCTGTTCTACACATGGACCATATAGTAGCTAGTCTAGAATGTCTTCTATACGGTTCTAACGGTGTTTGTGTTGATGCAGTACCATCATAATTTAATCTGGTCCTATCGCTTGTATAAAATAGATTTAAATGTAATTTCACCCATGCCCTGATTTTTTTAACGTCTAAAGTACCTTGGTGTTTCCTAAACTCAACAGTACCCCTCGACCATTTAGTAAAATTAATTTCCATAAATTTATGACTTCTATGTTGATGAATGCAAAATGCTCTTTCAAGATCAGATATTGTATTACATAGATCAATATTTTCTATTGTGGCCTCGCTATTAATGCAAAAATTATTTTGTCTTCTAGAATTAGATACCATGGCGTTATAGGTATCATGGTTCATAAGAATGCGTCTTGTAACATCGATCATTAATTCTGGGGGCATTTCTTGGCGATCGAAACATTCAGTCGCAATACTAATATTAGGATAAGCGCTAGTTTCTGATAATCGAATTGATTTACCTAGAAACTGATCCTTAGTGTGTCTTTCATAATTTATCTTTCGAGTAGAAATATGAACATGATGACCACATTTTCTATTTATGGTAGCTCCTGCATTTTCTAAGCATTCATACACTTGTTCCACTTTACGCCATGCAATATTGCTATCTGGTAACGGTGGAAAAACTATTTCTGCAGAAACGCCATATGTTCCATCATCAGTAACGTGCACCCAATTAATGCCCGCATTTCTTAAAGCGGTTTGCGCCCTAGAAATACTTAGATCGGATATTTCAGTTTCTAAACCGAATACTAAATAATCGTTTTCATTAAAGTATGTCATTTTTAATTTCCTTCTCTTTTTGCATCATAATCTAAATATTCTTGTTCAACGTTTAATCCTATAGCGATATCATGTATCAAACACATACTAACTTCTGTATCGCCATAATCTGCAGAAAAACGATCAAAATCATCATCATTGCCAGATTGACATAATTTTTCTGCAAAATTGTCCATTTCTTTTAATCGATCATAAATAGCGACTAAATGTGGTACTAAATCTTTATTGTTAAATTTGTTGTAACTCATTTTAAATTTTCCTTTTTACTGTTGGTTTATTTGATCTTACTACGAAACGTATTTCATAGTCAAATAAAAATGTTCGGGTTTTTAACTTTATTTTCCTTATTATGTAATCGTTTTAGGGCCCAAAATTATTCACTAAATCCAAAAAAAATTTTTTTTGCAGCGGGCCCAGGAGGAAATGCCGAACAAATGTTCTGGTTACAGCAGCAGCAGAAAAGCCCGATGCCCGAAACCCGAACAAAAAAAAGGGCCGCCTGGCGGCAGCCCGATGATTACCCGAACAATTTGTTTTATTCGGCTTTTTGTTCCAGCAGTTTTTCTTGCTTTCTTAAGTTTCGCTGGTGATAGAAGCATTTGCCTTCAGGTATGAAGTTATGAAATGCTCCTTTAGAGCCCTGAAAGGGCTCTGTAATATTGCAACTGTATGCAAGCATGTTGTCAAAATCATCGTCCAACAAAGCAAGACTATCATAGTGTGTCATGCTTTCCTCCCTCTTCTAAAGAAAAGAACACAGCTTAAATCACGCTCACGATATAATCTGTTTGGTTCTCTTTGAACATCCCAACCATGCTCTTTCCATTGACGAATGCACTCTTGATAGGCTTTGTATCCACCAATGTACCCCTCATCACAAATTTCAGGCGGTTGTCTCCACCCCCAAGATGGTCTGTACTCTATTTCTTTTCTTATACCGTCACGCCTCGCAACTGGTATTGTTTTGTTTCTAAATATTCTATTTGTCATTATATGTCCTCCTGTTATAGGGGGCCGAAGCCCCCTCTTCTGTGTTTATTAATTAGATGCCCACTCATCTTGACTTTTAGATTTTTCATAATGGCCACAATAGGTAATTGGTTCACCATGCTTAAAACCAGTAGAAGGCCTCCAATGTTTCTTCACACGATAATGAATAACACCTTTACACTTCTTGGCTAATTGGTAGACATCAGAATTTGCTCTAATAAAACCTAAATCAAATTCAGTTTCTTCATTAAGTAATGTATCATTGAATTGATTTATAATTACCGATGGATAATATATATGAGGATACCAAGGATCAAAATTTTCATTTTTTTCCGCTTTTTTTAAGTCGTTACAACTTGCTGACTCAACTACAAAGTATAAGTGTTTTGTTTCCATTTTTATTCTCCTGTGTTTTGTGTGTGTATATATAGAGTATGAAGTACGTTTCATATAATGTCAAATAAAAAAACAACATCTGTCGAAAAAAAATATCACGAGCTGCCTGGCGTCTATTTAGAACATTTGTTCGGGTTATGAGTTGCAGCGCCTGGGAGCTGGACAAAAAAAAGCGCAGCCGAAGCTGCGCCTTTCCACAGGAAACCCGAACATTTTACATTATACTAGCTGGATTAGTCATGGGCCCGAAGTAAGTGACCCGAAACTTATGGCTCGACTCGGCTTTCCATCGTCCAACCCAAGTAGCATCCTTTGTACCCGAACATTTCATCACTGGGCCGCTGCTGTCTCCGATTGCCTCCAGTTTAGACTTCTCTAGTATAGAATCGAACTCTTTGCGGTTCATCTTATAAATAGCTACGTCCATTGTTACCCTCCTTTTCGTTCCAAAATTTCCAACCAGCCGCATCATATAGCCAAGTTGTATCAAGTCCAAAATCATGGTAGCCCTCTAAAATAATATCAAAGTAGTTAATACTTGGGCTTTGCTCTAGCCCTCTAGTCATCTTATAGGTAAGTATACCACCGATAGTTATTTTTTTATAGAGTTCTGAGGCTACCCCCTCATATATATCAAGCGCCTTTTCACATCTTTCTGTGATTTCCCACAATCCGCCCTCGATACGATTTTCGGGGTTATTGGTTTTTTTTATGTCTGCCACACCCCTGAATACCAACTCATATCCAAACAGCGAAACCTTGCCGACAGGTCTGGCATAGGGGCAACGGTATTTCATTTGCCCCTTGTTTAAGTTTGAGCCATATGCAAAATATAGCTTTTTCATTACGCTACCACCTCCTTATATTCTAAATCGTATTTGCCCTTTGGCAAAACGGCACGTTTAATGCAATCACCATTTATATAAAAACGAAATTCACGATCACCATTCTCAAGAATGCGATGCGTTGTTGTGTGCTTTAGAAATACATGACTATTGCTTGATGAAGTGCCAACTCGCACCTCTACCTCGCCCACTTCCCTTACTCCGTAACTTTTGCTTGATCCGTAGATGCAAGCTGTAACGATATTCCAGATTGGATATTGTCTACTCATTTTTATTTCTCCTGTGTGAAATGTGTTTCATACTTATATATATAGTGAAGTGTATTTCGTATGTCAAATAAAAAAATAAAAAAATATCAAAAAAAATAACAGCAGCTGAATCCAGTGCACGAGGAACATTTGTTCGGTTTAAACGCCAGGGGACCAGTTGAGCAGCTGGGCCCTCCAGGCAATAGCTGGAAGCTGCAACAACATTTTGTGCTCTGCAGCCTGGAGAGCCCGATAATCCCGAACATTTGTTCATAATAACAGCGGCTGCACCTGGGGTGCCCTGAATTTTTTAGCAGCTGAAGCCATTAACGCCAGGCTGGGACCGAAAAACCCCGAACATTTGTTCTGGGAGCTCGAAGCGGCAGCCAGGCAAACCCCGAACCCGAAGTTGAATCCAGGCTAATTCAGCAGCCCGAACCCGAACAATTATTCGTTTCCTGAAATTTTTAGAGTTGCAGCCAGGGGGAGGGCGCCCTCGGACCCCGATAAAACCCGAACATTTTACCAGCAGCCCGATATAGACCCCGAAGCCCGACCCAAAAACCGAAAAAGTGTTTGCCTAAAACAACAAAGTTAAACACTAGATATTGTGGTTGTTTCTTTATCAGGCACTATCTCTTGTGCCTCTCCTTCTACAGGCGTTATATTTTTCATTCTGCTCTCAGCCAAACGCCTAAATTCGTCAAGTTTTTCAATCATTTGCTCTTTTGTGAGTCCCGTTACGTCTTCATGCGTTACATGACTCTTATTGATAAGTAGCCCCGTTGCCTTTAAACGAAGCTCTTCAGCCCGAATTGCTTCTCCGAATCTACCCATTTCCCAAGCTTGATCCCGAAGCTTTAATAAATCCCGAACAGATTTATCTATTGTGACCCCGAACTTAGCTCTAGCCTCCAGCCTCATCTCTTCTAAGCGCTCTTGCACTACTGGATTTTTAAGCAGCCTAACCGCAGCCACTGATGGATTTTTATATCCAGCCTCTCTTGCAGATGCGGTCTGTGTCATATCCCGATACATATAATTATCAAGAAACTTTTGATGCTGTGGAGTAAGTCTTTTCATATGAGCCAAACTTTGCTCCTTAGTTAAGCTTTGCCCTGCCTTTGGCATGTTATTTTGCTCCTTCTCTACTTCTCGGAGTAAAGGTTGGTTCCTCTCCACGAAAAGATTTAAGATAACTTCTTGTTTGTCTTGTTGGTTTTGGTGGAGTGAAATTTATCACCTTATCATTTAATCTCATAAGCTCTTCTTTTAACTGTTCTTTTGTCATAGTACACACTTGATCAAAGTTCATCTTTTTATCCTCCTTTTCTAATAATATATGTGTGGGGTATCACTACCCCCACATATATATATATATGACACCAGTGATACCAATGATACCTTGTTTATTTTCAATGACTTAGCATTGGTGTCATACATTTTACTTTAACTGATTCCTTTATATCTAACTCATTGATTTTATTGAGGTATCACTGATACTGGTATCACTCCCTCTCTGACACTGATACCTATTTTTTACTACTGACACCTGTTACTTTTACATTTGAATCCTTACTATTTGGGTCTTTTGTAAGAAACCGAAAAACCTTTTTTATAAAGTTAATAAACATATAAATCTCCTTATTTTTCCCATTTATAAAAAACATGGTCATTAATGCGTACAATATACTGTTTGCTATCTGACCAACTCGGCAATACATCTACCGAATGATAATGTGTGGAGCCATCCACGACATCATATAAAACGCCTTGATAAACGCCAACTGCAATCATCATTGATTTTTCCCAAGCCATTTTGTCTTTTGGTTCATCTGATTTTCCGTCACAGAACCACGAGAATTGGCACTTATCTCTTATTGGTATATCTTTATTCCAAGAGTATCTTTGACCCTGATATACGACCTCACAAACGTCATTAGGAAAGCGTTCATCGTAAACTCTATTGATAACAACCTGTGCAACGGCTATTTGACCCACGATAGGTTGATTACGGGCCTCAAAATATATGTTTTTAGCTAAACAAACGATAGCAAGCTCAAACATCATGACCTCCTGTGTTCTTGGCACTGCCAAGTTTTACCAAAGTCACTGGAATACCACGCCCAATTGCTGCCACAACCCGAACATTTCTTCTGAATGTGTGCTGGTTTGGCTGCAGGCCTCTCTTTATATTTAAATGTTCTTAAGTTTTCTTTTTGGTATATATATCTTCGCAAGCTACTTCTCCTCCTAAAGCGGCATAACCAGCGATATCAATCCATGAATCTTCATGGCTGGGTGTTTCTCTAAGCCGTGCTAGTTTAATGCCTATAGATATTTGTGCTATATCTTCTTCTGTTAGTTTGTGTTTTAATTTATCTTCTAGAATAGCGTTAAGTATCTGAGCGATTCTATGAAAATTTTCTTTTGCGTCACCGTAGTCACGTTTTCTAGGGCCCCCGATATAATCTTCAGCCTTATCTAAAAAGTAAAATCTTGGTAAAGAATCGCTCATAACTCACCTATTATTTATGAAATACGTTAACGCAATCAATCATTCGCTGTTTAAGTTCTTTAGTGCTTTGAATGTTATCTTGAACGGCAGTTATACATCTATCTAAGCATTC